CCTGTTTTACTATCACGTTCCTTTGCTTTGTCTTTAGAACCATCTGCAGCTTCTTTAGTGTTTGTAAAATCTGAAATTGCTGTCTTACAATTATCTGAAATTATTAAATTAAGGTCGTATAAGTTTTTATCTAATATTTTGTTTATGAAATTAGCCCTCATAACAACCGATGGATTTGAACGTGCTACTCTTAATGTAGGTTGGTATTGCATTAACTCATTTTCAATTAACCTAAAGAAGTTATATCCTTTTTGTTGTTTAACATCCTCTTTTTGAGATGTAGCATCACCATAAATAAATAAACCAGCATTATGACTATGGTATCTGTATTTAAACTCATTACATACATCATGTACTGTATTGCGTGGGTTTATGCCTAATATTTCATCTATCATTCGTATTTCAGTGCCTTGTATTTGAAACACTCCACACGGTAAATAAGGATTAACGTTTTCATCCCAAGAAATATGCAAAGCTAATTCAGGATTGTATTCCAAACGTTTAACGTGTTTATCTAAATTGAAGTATTTATAAAATTCTGAGCCTGTACGTTCTTGTAAGTCCCAATTACCTTCAACAAAGACTTGATACTCATACGTGGTTAGCGTTTTAAGTGATTCTAAGTAACTTTCGGGAACAAATGGGTTATCGGTTATCTTTGATGGAATGTATAGCCAATTGTCAGGTAAATCATTTAATTTCCACTTGTTGTATATTAATTCCTTGACCCAGTTATTAGATGGATTACAAGTTGCTAAAATTAACGGTTTTGGTTGTTTGTCAATGATTTGTGAACCAGCACGCTCAATACATTTATAAAATGTTTTTTGTTGCAACTCATTAATTTCTTCTAATAAAAAACCGTTTACTTCTAATCCTTTAAACCTGTTTAACTCTTTGTCATCTGCATAATTTTCACCCATAAAGATAATTTGCGAATCATTACTCAATGTAACTGTTTGTGTATCCTGATTATAAGATTTAATAAATGATTGTGGGCAAACCTTATTAAACGATGGTATTGTAGTTCTTTTAAGTGTTTGTAAAGTATCACGAACTATACACCATTTAGATTTTGGGTACATTTTAGCCAAAAGTAATAATGCTCCAATACCAGCAAAGGTTTTACCTCCACGAATAGCACCACCATACATAATAAAGTTGTAACTATTGCTAAAAATAGCTTCTAAAAACTCTATTTGTTTTGGGAACGGTTCAAATACTATTTGCTTATTAGAGTTCAATTTCGGTGTTACCAATTTTAAATATTTGTGTTGTTGTTTCAACTTCTGCTTTTAAATCTACTGCAGTTGGTACAAGTTTAATCCATATTTTAGTATAAAATGATTCAGGGTTTTCTTTTGCCCACGCTTCTAAATTATGTAAATCACTTGCTTGAAGTAACTCAAAAACTTTTTGAATTGACTCCTTAGCAGTTGCTGTATTTTTGTTTGGTGTACCTAAAGCACGACCACCTTTTTTTTTCTGTCCTTCAATAAATGGCATACTATTATTATTCTTTTTTAGTACAAATATACAAATTAATTGCAATATATTACAAAATCAAAACCTTTTAAGTGTACCAACTGACAAATTGGAGCTATGTATAAAATTTCAAAGTATTTCATTAGAAGTCTATTAAAGTGTTGTTATTAATTATTCCTTGATTTAAAAATTCTGTATTATCTATTTGTTTAGGAGCTTCAATTGTATTAATCCATGATTCATAACTTGGTGTTCCTTTGTAGTAACGCCCATTAGTTTTGTCCCAACTCATTTGAATACAACCAGTTTGTCCCCAATGTTTAAATTTAACCTTTTGTACATAAATTTCTGTTAAACCTGTTTCATAATCACGGTACACTGTAATTCCATTTGCTGTTTTATTGTAAAAATTAGCTGAACCACTAATAGAATAAAGATTTGGTATTTCATATTTACCAGTTGTTTTATCTTTTTGTATTTTAGTTGGATGAGCTACTAAAAAGCAATGTACTTTATTTTTTTCACAAAATATAGTTATTTTATCTAATTGTTCAGAAATATATTTAGTTTCATTAGTTGTGTATTGATGGTCAAGTTTATTCCAGGCATCAATTACAAATGCTTTAATGCCTTTTTTACGAACTAATTGTTTAACTGCAGCTAAAATATTATCTAAAGTAAAATCATTTTCAGGATTAATAAAAAAGAAATTTTTAGCGTGATATTCAATTAAATTTTTTAAATCAATAGGACTTATTCTGTTGCTACCTTCAAATGGTTTACCTGATATTTTTTCAGCAAATTTACTAAAGTGAAGTTCTAAAGGGTGGTTTTCTGGTGAATATAAAGCTGTTTTCCAATCATGTGAAATATTTAACCTACATAAAAGAAAATCAAGGAACTCACTTTTACCATGACCTGGAATACCTGTTATAGTTGTTAAATATCCTTCTTGAAACTTAATGTGCATATCTATTTCACCTACACCTATTCCACATCCTTGAGGTAAACCGTTGTTATAATATTCGTAAATATCACGCTCAATATCTAAGGCGTTAAATACACCAACAATTGGGAACTCTTTAGCATCATTAATTGAATCAATAACTGCTTTCATTCCGTATTTAATTAAGCAATCGTTGGCATCTTTGCAGTCTTTAAAAGTTATCTTACTACAATTTTCAAAGCCTAAACGCCTTGCTAATTCATTTTGTAGGTTTAAACCAGCTTTGTCATTATCTAAGGCTAATAAAAACTTTGTATTATCTGAAAACGAATCAATACAATTATCTAAGTATTCAAGATTAATTTTACCTAATCCTGCACCATTAGGAACTGAGAGTACATTTTTAAATCCACATTCATAAATTGCTAAAGCGTCCATTTCACCTTCACATATTATAATAGTTTCATTATCAATTGTGGCATCAAGGTTATAAAAAATTAGTTCAGCGTCTTTAAAAAGTTTAAAATCTTTATTTTTACCTCTTGATTTGATATTTATTAATTCTCCGTTTCTAAAATAGTTAAATTGAATAGTTGGTATTTCTGCTCTTGCTTGAGGCATCCATTCAACTGCTTCACTAACTTTTAACTCTAATAGTGTTTTTTCGCTAATTAAACGTGTTTTAAAGAACTTTAAACAATTTTCTGTATACTTACTTAGTTCAACTAATTTAGGACGTTTAAATTCAATTTGTGTGTGTTTTGGTTCAAAAGGTTTATTTTCTACTAAAACAATTCCACAATGATTGCATCTACCTGCAGATTTGTTTAAGTTAAAACTGAAACACTTGTCTGTTTTCTTTTTTCGAGTTGGTGAACATTCAGGACAAGTCATTTGATTTTCACCATTTTTATGAACATCAATAATGTATTCCTTTTTATCTGCTAAGTTAATTACTTTTAAATCCATTAGTAAACCATTTTTAAAGGTGAGTTTGTATCTATAATTTTGTTTTCAGGTTTAAACCATACTGCTTGAGCTTTTTGTTTCCAATTTTTAACTTTATTTCCTTTGCTATCTTGCCAATTTGCAATAGAGTAATAATCATAAAACTTTTGAGCTGAAGATTCAGAATAACCATTTTCAAAAAAATAAAGTTTGATATGGTTTATATTTATTTCTTCTTCTTCTTTTATTCTTATTTCATTCTTATTCTTATTCTTCTTTGTTGAAATTCGTTGAACGGTCGTTGAACGGTCGTTGAGCAATCGTTTAACGTTCGCTCGACTTTCTGCGCTTTTCTTACCATTGGCGGAGTTTACTTTTGATACATGATTAGCATCAATTAACTGTTCATCTAAGAATTTAATTGAAATTATATCATTTTCTACTTCAACAAATGTATTAATTAAATTTAATAATTCAACAGGATTTTTATATCTTTTGTTAATATCGTCAATTGATAAATTACCATCACGTTGCCAATATAAAGCACAAATATTAATAAATAAACCTTGAGTAGATAGCGATTCAAAAACTATATCACCAGTCATCCATTCAGATACAGTGAATTTAAAATAAGGAAAATTTTTTGCCATTTTTATTTAATAAAAAAACCCATGCCTTTGGAGTGAGGGCTCCGCAAGCAATGGGTTAATAAGTTAGTTAATTTAAAATAGCATCCCTCAATGCCTTAACTTTTACAAAAATAATAATTTAATATTTAATATGCAAATTAAAATAAACTTATTTGATTACTATTTATTTCATTCCACATAATTTTAACATCATTTCTACCATCATTTTTAATAATTGGTTTACAAATATTTTCACCCCAAACCTCAACCATTCTTTGTACACAAATTTGTTCTTTACCAATATCATAAAATATTTCTTTTAATCCACCAGCATTACTTCCATTTTTTGGTGCATTAAAGGCGTATAAAGTTGTTCTTGCGGTTATTTTACCTAATTTTATAACCTGCATAGCAAAATCCCTATCCTCTTTACCCTCTAAATATTCATTGTATCTTAATCCATTTATTTTTTTATTATCAACAAACACACATGAATCACAAAAACTATTATAAACCATGTCTTTTGTTTGAGACCATGCAAACTGACCATATTCAAGTGAACCCAATGATACATTATTTTCTAAAAATTGTTTACTAGCCATTTTTAATACCGTAAAATCAGAACGTATTAATTTTCCATTTTCCCTATAAAATAATCCAGTTATATCGTCATCCAATTGCCAGTAATTATCAATAAAATTATCCTCAGTATATTTTTTTATGTAATTTCTGACATAGGTTATTCCACCGTTATTTATTGGTAATACTATATAATTAAAATTAGGATATTTTAATTTATATTTTTCATAATCCTGTGGTTCTAAAACAACATTTATATTTTCTTTTTTTTCATTAGCAAATTGTAATAATTTTGAATTTTCCAATCTGTTTTTTGTTGGTATAAATATATTTTCCATTTTTTTTATAGTTTTAAATAACCTGTTTGATTCATTTTAATTTTTAATAATTCTATTGATGGTTGTTCACATTTATACATATATTCTCTATAATATAAAACAAAACTAATTCTAAGCCAATCTTCATTTGTATTTTTAAATTCTGTATTACCATGCCATTGGTGAACGTCTGTGAAAAGAATGTCTGTATTTTGAATATCAATAGCAACACCATATTGTGGCAAACAAAAATAACCTCCGTTCCAATCACCCTCACGGTAAACAATTAAATTTCCAAATCCATTAGGATAATCACCAGCATCTTTATGTACGGCTGTTCTAAAATTTTTATTAACGGTAACTGTTGTAAAGGCTGTATTTCCAATTATATAATTTCTATTTGTTAAATCAGCAATTGTTTTTTGTTTTTTATAATGTATTGGGCAAAGTTCATTATATTTTTTATCAATAAATTCAACAAATGGTATTCCATTTTTATATTCATCAAAATATTGACGAGCAAATGCTGTTTTTCTACATGTTGCAACAACACCAGAACCTGGACGAGCATCCATAAATCCAACATTTCCTGATTCAACAATTGGTGAACTATCAAATTTTGAAACAGTACCATCTTTTTTTATTTTATTTAAATAACCTCCAGCAGCAATTCCCCTACCACCGCCAGATATTATTGATTTTTTAAATGATTCATATCCTGTTTTCAAAATATCAATTGGAATTGAATTTTTTCTAAATCTAAATAAAAGATTTCCATTTATATCGTAACCATCTGAATCTTCTGTAATTAATAAATTATAATTTTTATCGGTTAAAAATTTAGTTTTTAAATTTTCAGCCTGTTTATCTGTTAATATTTTTTTTAAATTATATGTTTTCATATTTTTGTTTTAAAATTATTAATAAAAAATCACTTAAATTTCCTTTATCCTGGTATTCATCACCAAATTCTATTTTAATACCCTTTTTACATAATGACTTAAATAATTTTAATTCATCTGTACTAAAATACAACATTGTTGTTGTTATTTCGGTGTTATCTATTGGTGAATTATTCACCTCAAATTCATCGTCATTAAATAATGTGTCCATCATAATTTTTATTTTTTAAGTTCTATAAAATCCTCATTTTTAATTAATGTATAAATAAAATTGTGTAGGTTCTCATCCATTTGCATTACTGCTTTTAAACTTACTTCATCTAAATTATGGTTAATGGTTTTAACAAACATATCTGAAGCTCGAATTAAATCATTAAATTTTTGCTTTTCTAAGTGTTTAAAACGTCCTAAGAAATAAGTATACATTTCATTTTGTACCATTGCAAGTGAGCAGAAAACAATTAATGCTCTTTGTGTTTGTTGTTCTAATTCGCTCATAATATAACTTTTAGGTTTTTTGATTCACAATATTTTTTACTAAATGCTAATGTAACAATGTAATAACCTGTTAATTCATTTAAGCATAATCTTGGTTTTAAGATTGGATTTGTTTTGTTAAACTCACGTAAAGCTTCATGTAGTTCTTTCATTTGGTAGTATTTAATTGATTAATGCAGTGATTAGTATGCTGCTCCACTTTTTTATTATTTATTTTTTAAAAATATATTCTTTTGGAAATCTTTTTTGACATTCACTACCAACACCCATAACCCAAGCATCATCATATATGTTTTTATCATTTGCTGGATAGGCATCTGAACCCCAAATGCTATTAAAAAAGAATTGAGGGTTTTTTATTGCTTTGCCACAGCAAGGGCAATGTTCAAAACCTTGTTCATTTGCTTTATCTTTATTTCTTTCAAATAATTCAAAATTAGATATCATTGGAATATCAATAATATCTTTTGGTTGTGTTGTTGTTTCTGTTGTTGTCATGGTAGTATTTTTTAAGTTATTAATATGATGTAAAAATATAAATAAACTTTTGAATAAAAAAATTTATTTTCATAATATTTTGTAACTAATTGATTATCAATCTAATAAAATTCAAATTTAATATAATCTTGACCTTTATTTACTATCGTTTTGGTTACATGTAATTCAACAATATACCTGTCATCAAAGCCATATTTTTTAACTAAACAATCCAAAAAAGTTTTTAAACCGTTGTCAATATCACTTAATTTACTGCTATAACCAAAATCAATTTTTAAACGAATATTTTTTGTTGGAACGTCATATAATTTAGGTAAAATTAGCATCATGTTAGAAATAAATTTATTATATTCAGGCGTTTTAAATCTGCGACCTTGAAATGCTTTATTAATTGATAATGCTTTTATGTTTAAATTTATCATTTACGCAAATATAAATAAAAATAGTTATATTTGTTAAAAACTTATAA